CACCAACAGGTATATTAGCTGCCGTTCTTGCCATTCCTTACTCCTTTTCCTATGATAATATTACACGGAAATTATTATATATTTAATAATATTAAGTTAAATACCATGCAATTTAAGCATATCTTGCATACTTAGCGTTCCACCCTTTTTGGCAGCTTCGGCCATTAAGCTGATGCCACTTTCATTTTTTATTCCAGCTTTTTGAAGATCTTCCTTTGATGCACCAATAATAGAAGTACCAATTGCGCCTTCTGTATTCTTTTCTATATTGCTCTTTTGCATCATTTCTTCTGCATTTTTAGATGATTCTATCCATTCTATGAGCTTTTCTGGATCTTCATAGTATTCATTTGGAGGTTGATGCTTTGCTGAAGAGATTAAATTCTTAAAATATCTAGCATATGTAAAAGTCTCAATTTGATAGAAGCTTAAATTAACTATAGGTTTACCATATAGATTATATAAACTATCATTAGATACATTGAATAATGATAAAAAATATGATGATAAAGCAATATTCTTTAAATTATTATCTGCAAAATTAGATACAATCTTATTGTAAGTTCTTACCAAGTCAGTAATATCTTGATTATCCAGTTCTTCGAACTCCTCACTTTTAAAGAATAGATTATTTAAATTAAAATGATCATATATGGAGATATACATATAATATTCATTAATTTTTTTAGTAGCATAATCTTCAGCAGTATATCCAATTAACTCTCTCTTTTTGAAATTCAATTCGAACAATTTAATCTCTTCTTTTTTAATTTCATTTTTAAAGAAGTCAATATCAGTTTGCTTAAATACCTTAGACTTTGACTGTTTTAAGCTTATTAGATATTTTCTTATCTTTTCTATTTCTTGATTACTTTCCTCGGTCCAAAGCTTTTCTTGTATGATATAATCTTCTTTTTCTTTTTGAGTTGGAAGTTTATTTTGAATAGCTTTTTGATAATACTCATCTTTTTTGATATCTATATCGCCAGCATCTAAGCTACTGAGATGCTTTATGTATATTTTTTTATCTTTATAAAGAGAGGTAGAATAACCATTAAGAATATCCGTAAAAAATAATTTTAATTTATTTTTTGGTATCTTTTCCAAGGCATTTAACTTTCCTTAGTTTCTGATTCTAGTATTTTCTCGAATTCGGCTTGAGTAGATGCTCTACCCATATACCAAAATGTTGTATAAAGAACTAATTTCTTGGCTAGGTCCTCAAAGAATGGTTCTGATTTTTCTTCTGCAACATCATAGAATTTAAGCTTTTCTTCGAAAGATCCATCACCAAATACTGGATTAATATTTCCAGATTCATCCTCTTGATAGCTCAAGTTAAGAACCCACCATAAAACAGTTTTATTTCTAGCCCTATTTTCTGCTGTTTGATCAAATAAACTAGCTTGTGCCATTTCATAGTCTTGAATTTTATTTCTAGTATCATTAATCTCTTCGATCAATTTTTTATACTTTTCTTTTTCATCTTCTGATCTTGTTGATTCATCTTTAATTGATAATCTTTGAAAATCATTTTGAAGATTAAATAGCTTCATATATGAGGTGGCATATTCTTCCTTATCTTTTTCACTAAAAACACCACCATCATCAACAAATCTTTTTGCAAGTAAAGCTTTGGTTAGTAGACCAGCTTTGATACCTTCTGATAGTCTAACTCCATAAAATAATTCAGCCTCATCGAACATTATTCTATTTGGCTTTCTTAAGAATAACTTTTGGGCAATTTGCTTTTTAACTTTTTTAATAGTCTTTACTTCTTCGTTTTTTTCATTTACAGAAGTTTCAACTTCTTCTGCTTCTACCTCTTTATTGATTTTGAATTCAAATAGTTTTTTCATATATTATTCCTTTATTTTTACCTTGGGAGCTTATCTATAAACTCCTTTACCTTTTTAAAATGAACAACTCCACCAATTGTTTTGATAAATTTATTCTTTTTTTCACTATCCCAAAGATCATATTGTTTCAAGAAATTTGGTCCAGTAACAACTGAATAGTTAACAGAAGATACTCCAAATTCCTTTTGAAGCGATCTTTGATTGGATTGAAGATCTAAATTACTTATAATAATTTGATCTGCATTGAAAATATTCTTGAATTTTACTTTCATTTTAATTTAATATCTAGAGCTTGAAATTGTTCTTCTAATTCTCTTATTGCATCATTAGCATGATCAAGTATTCTTTTACGGATTTTTGTATAAGACTCATCGTTTATATTATATCCATTATCTTGTAAATCTTCTAGAATAAAAAAGAAATTCTTATAGATATTCGTAATTTTTCTACGAACTTGAAATAAAGCAAACTCTTTAATTTTATCCTGTTCCATAAACCTTTAAACCTTCAACCTTAACAGTATATACACAAAAAATAACCCCCACGAGGGGGGTTATTTTAAGTATATTTTATATTAACAGATTAATATAATCCGCTGAAGAATAAGCCATTTGCTCTATCTTCTGGTCCACCTACTTGTGAACTGAAGTTTAGAGTTACGGATTTATTAGATCCGATATCAGAGCTAAATTCTTGACTATCTAATTTTGCTCTCTTCAATGTATATCTTACAACTGTTTGATCTGTGATAGTTGGATTTTTGATAAAGATTGATGGATTATAGAATGTTGAGCTATCTCCACTAACTAATTGAGCTAGTGTTCCAGCACTCAAATCTGTTACTTGAGCATCTACTGATAAACTAACTGTAACTGGGAAGTCGATTTCTCTTGCGAATGCGAACTTACTTCCTAGTCTTTCGATTGGAGTACGAGTCAAATCAAAACTCAAACTATAGCTTTGAATATTGAAAGTAGCAGTATTTGCTCCAATGGTAGCTGGTAAACTTAATGTAATATCTCCTGGACGCAATGCGCTAATTCCAGAAGCACCAACTGTATTAAGAGCGGTACTACTAGCAGCTACTGGTAGTGCATATTTAACATTACCAATTTCTGAACCATTCTCAGGATTAATAGCTGGAATGATATTACCACTGACTCCGTTTTGGAAAACCATGTTAAGGCCTTCAACATTAACTGAAGCTGTTGGGAAGTTTCCTACTGAACCTTCGGTTGTATAGGATGCAATGAATCCGTTTCCGATTCCGATAACTCCTACATTATTTGATGTATCAGTATTTCCAACTGCGTCTGCACCTTCTGTAACAGTTTTAATGAAGAAATTCTTTTCGTCTTCTACTTTAGACAAGATACCAGAAATAGCACTTACTTCTGGTTGAGTTCCACTTTGAACATAAAAACCTAAACTATATTCATTAGTAAGGTTTGCTAAAATGTAACTAAAGTCTAATGCGACTGTTGGTGAGGTTAAGATAACTCGATCAATAGCAGCTAATTGACCGAATTGATTAACATCGGTACGATCTACAGTAAAGCTGTAGTTGGCTGTTTGAACTCTTTGTAATTGATCAACCAAATTTGTTCCTTCGGTTGCACTGTTTCTAAAATGGAAACCTGTTGCTGGTGTTGGTCCAGCGTATAAAGCTTCAGATTGATAAATAATACGATTTCTTGGCATATTTTTTCTCCTATTTCTCTATTTATTACACTGTTTTTGGTCTTTGAGAACAAAATTTATTGTCTTGGGTATCTATTTTGTATTAGCTCAAAGTCTACGAAAGCTGAGTATACATTACGATTTAAACCATTAGTAGGAGTTGATATTCTACTATCAGTTTTTGAGACATTTACTTCATTAATATATACATAATCAAAATCTGCTTGTTTATTTGCTGTTAACTCAAGGTAATTAAAGCAATCACCAGTTACAGTATTTAAAGCATTAAATGGCATCTCATTTTGATATATTAATGGCACTAATAGTCTACTAGTATCGCGCATTATACTAGTTACAGCATCTAAGCTAAATACGCTATCAGCTAATATAATTGCTCTGACGTTGCAAACTGTTGAATCCATTCCGCCAAATGCCAATGGCTTATTTTGGCCTCCTTGATATTTTAAATATATAACAGGATAGGTTTCTGATCCGATAGGTAGTCCAGTAGGATTTTGATAAGTTCTAGGATTAACTTGATATTGAGTTTCAAATAATAGGTTCTCTTCAGTTCTACTAGTTAAATACATATTAAAATCTTTAACTGCATAATTTCCACTTAAAGCTGTGGTAGGATTACTTATTGGAGCACTAAAATATAATTGACCTTCAGTAGCATTAATTCCACTTAAATTATTTTGTCCAACTTGAGTAAATGTACCATTAACATATACTCCACTTATGATATTAGCTCCACTAATTGAACAATCTATAACCATTTGCTTGAATGGCGCACCATATGTATAATATCCATATATCATATTTGGTAATGGATAAAATGCACTTTGATGATTAATAAAAGCTGTTCCTTTAGTTAGAACCTTGTTATCTAACCAAAATAACATACTAGTCATTACAATGTTATCAAATTGTGGTGTCATTTATTTAAACCTTTTAAAAATATTGATCTCAATTCTGAAAAGTATTTTACTGGTTTATAAGAAGCTTTTCTAACTTTATTTTCAGATTGAATAGCTCTTCCAGATCTACTATTACTAAAAAGACCATATAAATAATAACCAAATCCAGATATTCCAGATTCTATGCCCTTAAGCCAACTTAACCCAGACTCAAATGGCATTTTAGTAAATGGTTTTAATTCATCTAAAGATGGACTATTGACTTCAAAAACAATAGCATTATCTTTTTTTTTCATTTTTCCAGTAGATAAAAATGTATTTTGTTTTATTAAAGATTTCAAATCTTCAATAGGAGTATCATTTTCATCGAAGCCAATAAATGAAAAAAGATTAGCATCTCCATTTAATGTATTACTTGTATTATTTGCATCTGGTCCAGCACTTAATTCTTCAGAAACTGGGTGATCATTTATTTCATTAATATATTCGTTAACTTTTTCTAATAAAATAATTTCAGCTTCTATTTTTGCCTCTTTTTGAATAGTTTTTAAAGTAGAATCAATTACTGATTCTCTGACTACTTCTAAATTTAATTTAACAGCCATTACTTTGTTTGCTCCAAAATAAAAGCATAATAAATATTATTTAAATAAGGTCTTGGTATATCTTGAGATATAATATTAAAAGTTTTTTCGTCAGCTTCTATCTTAATAGTATTTCCATTTAAAATAAAATCTCTTGCTGGTTTTTTAGTAATTAACATCATATCTCCTTTTGCAAAAATTACTTTTAACTCTGGATTTACAGCATCGACATTACCTTTATTGATAGTATACTCTACTCTTCCTTTGAAAGTGCCAGTTACTGGAATATATGTATAATTTTCTGCATTTGAACTAGATCCATATCCAAATAAATTTGGACTTTGTGGTTGAACTAAAACTTTAATTGGTTCTTTAAAAACAATAAAATCTCTAGAAAAATAGTCAAAATAACTTTCCATTTCTGCAGAAAAACTCGCTGCTGTTTTTTCGTCTATAAAACTCATAAATTATTGACCGAAGAATTGCCTGGATCTAAAATTACTATTTAATGTTCTTGGATTATAGAATCCTGGAATTGTATCGTCTCCTGCAACTTGAATTGGGCTACTATTATTATTTCTATATTGAGCGATGAGTTGTTTTAATTCATCGTATTCTTGTCTTCTGATACTAACGTAATTTCTTAATAATTCATTTTTGCTTGATCTTGTTACTGTGCCATAATCATCACGAATAGACATAAAATCTGATGTTGAGCCAGTGCTTTTTATTTGAACATCAAAATAATATATGAAATACATTTTTTTAAATATATATTTTTCTATATCAGACAAAGATGGAGTAATTTCAAATGTAGTACCATCTACCTCAAAATTTTGATTTAAATTAGTGTTTAATCCGCCTATATTTCTTCTAAGCCATTGAGTGATTGCAGATATGCTAAAACCACTAGCTTCGCCAATTTCTTCGTATATTTCTTGAGCAATTCCAACGATGTTATTAGTCATATAATATATTACACTATATGTTATGTATTATTTATAAATAATATTACCAAGAACTGATTGCTGATCTTCGCCAGTTATTATTAGATATACAAAAATATGCATAATTTTGATCTAGCGCCATTTGACCAGATGTTCCAACAGTATTTGGAGTAGCTGGTGGCGATACAAAAGATATTCCAGCACCAGTACCACCATTTATTGTAATTGTAGCTGTTGATCCAGCAACAGAAGCAGATACTCCAGCTCCAATAAAATTTAATGTAGAAGCAGAGCCCTGAGAAGATCCTTCGTCTTGAATTGTTATTAATGAAGATCCTGCTTCTCCACTTAATAAAACTCCAGTTCCATTAACTGTTGGACGTGAAGCAAAAGTTTTAATTCCAGAGATAGTTTGATTGCCAGTATTGTATACTAAATTCGAACCAAGCACTGGAAAATTACTATCTATTTTAAGATTTCTTACAAATATACCAGAAACATCATCTTTAAGATAAAATCTTTGACCAGCTGATACTCCTGTATTTGAGAAATGAAATATTTGATTGCTCATTTTAATATATTATAGGTTAAATGAATTAATTCCTCCAGTGCAATTTATGAAAATTCCACTTGCAGTTCCACCACCTCCGCCAAATGATTGATTTCCTCCAGTGCAGTCTGTAAAAGTTCCATTTGCAGTTCCGAACAGTCCACCAAATGATTGATCTTCTCCAGTGCAATTTGTAAAAGTTCCACTTGCAGTTCCACTATTTCCGCCAAATGAAAAATCTTCACCAGTGCAGTCTGTAAAAGTTCCATTTGCAGTTCCACCATCTCCGCCAAATGAATAAGATCGGCCAGTACAACCTATGAAATCTCCACTTGCAGTTCCACTAGCTCCGCCAAATGAAAAATTTCCACCAGTGCAATCTTTAAAAGTTCCACTTGCATTTCCAAGGTATCCGCCAAATGAAAAATCTTCACCAGTGCAGTCTGTAAAAGTTCCACTATACTCTATTCCCAATCTCATGCTCCAAACATAACTTGAATTAGAAGTAAATAATACATTTTCTATATATGTTAAATTTAAATTAGTATTTGGAAAATAAGCTGATGGATCCGTTGAATTATTTGCTTTAATATATCCGAAATTACTATTTTCTATCTTTAGATTATGTAACTTAACATCATTTGCGGTTTGTTGAATTGTGCCTCTGTTTGCTGCTCCAACATTACTTGTGATATAATGCTTGCTTCTATCTGAGGTAGAACCAATAATATCTACATATTGAGTGTCAAGAATTAAACTTTGAGTTCCAAGATTATATATTGCTGGTGGCAAAATAACAGCTAATCTATTAGAAGTTGATAAAGATGCGCCGTTAGGAGTTACAGTTTTTGCAAGAGCATAAGCCGCTAAAAGATTATTACCATTAACTATAGCATTATCTGTTACTTTAACAGTAACATAATTGGCGCTATTTAACTTATTTAATATATCAGCCATTTTAACTTACTCCATTATCTGCACTTAGGGTCACCCAACCTGTGTAACCTATGTTATTTACACCTAAGAGCTGCAAGCTCTCGTTCTTATAAAGGTTAATGTTCAAGAATCCATCTATAGTTCTTTGACCAGATCCTGTTATTAACAATATTCCAGTATTAAGATTTTTAACATAATAATTTATACCAGAAGTTATTCCACTTGGTAAAGTGCCTCTTATATTGTTTGAACTATTAACAATATTTATATAAGTATTACCAAATGTAAAATTAGAATTAACATAATTATAAGATGATAATTTCTTATTTGTTATTTGAAGAGTATCAAAAGAACCTGTTTGAGCGAAAGTTTTATTTCCGCTTATTGTTTGATTTCCAGTTATATAAACGATTGTATTTGGTAAAACTGCAGCTTCGCCACTCAAAAGAACACCAGTTCCATTTACTGTTGGACGTGAAGCAAAAGTTTTAACTCCAGAAATAATTTGATTTCCAGTGGCATAAACAGGAAGATTTTTATCAATAATGTGTGTTACTGTTGCCATATTTATACTTTCTCTAGATAAACTTTCTTATCTTGTATTACACCTTCTAATTCGGACTCATTTTCAATATAAGTTAACCTTTCGCAAAATAATAATTTATTATAAATATCTTCGCGCTCTATTATTGAATCTTTGGTTATAAATATGTTTTTCATAAGTTTTATTCTGTTGGGTCAGTTACTACTAATTGATCGCTACTGTTGAAATATCTTAATCTATTAGAGTTGTCTGAATTTCTAAATAATGTTGTATTATAAGAGTCATATACATGAGTTGATGATATAAAATTTATACCTACAAAATAATCTTCGCTAGTGTTATAATTGAAACTATTTGCAATTATGTTAGAAAAGAATTCATTTCCAATTGTATTATATCGGAAACTATTTCCAATTTCATTAAATTGGAAACGATTTGCAATTGTATTATATTGGAAACTATTTCCAATTGTATTATATTGGAAACGATTTGCAATTGTATTACTGTCGAAGCTGTTTCCAATTTCATTAAATTGGAAACGATTTGCAATTGTATTACTGTTGAAGCTGTTTCCAATTGTGTTTAATTCAAAAAGATTTGCAATTGAATTAGAACTGAAACTATTTCCAATTGTATTAGTGATGAAGTTATTTTCAATTTTATTAGAATTGAAACTATTTCCAATTGTACTATTAATGAAACTATTTTGAATTTTATTTTGAGTGAAAGAACTTCCAATTGTGCCGTTGTAGAAATTATTTCCAATTGTATTTGATACAAAACTTTCTCCAATTTTGTTATTTTGAAAATTATCTTCAATTATATTAAATGCAAAACTACTTCCAATTATATTATATTTGAAATCATTTCCAATTGTGTTATCTTGGAAGATAAATCCAATTGTGTTATTGTAAAAATTATTTCCAATTATATTACGAAGGATACTACTTCCAAAAATTACATTGCTATAGCCACCTTGTATTTTTATATTTTTTACATTATTTAATGTAAATGTACCTAGGCCTGTGAGAGTAGAAGTAAAGGTTGGTTGTTGAATTCTTGAACCAGTAATAGCTGGTAAATTTATACGAGAATTACTGGTACTAGGATCATATAAAGCTGTAAATCCATTAGTTTCATCTGTGCTAAAAAAAGTCCCACTCTCAACAAAATTTGATACTGGAAGCCAAAAATTAGGATCATTTAAAGCATTGCCGCTATTGCCTGTAACATTTGAATAATATAACTTCCCACGAGCACTATTGTTTCCAGTTTCTTTAACATAATCTAATCTAGTATATTGATAGTTACCAGAATAATTAGGCACAGAACTAACATCTGGTTTGCAACAATTAACAGTAATATTTCTCCAATCATATGGTATATCAATATCTAGAAGATTATCTACTCTTCTATAAATCCAACCTTTAAAATCTGGTATAGCTTGATTATTATTAATACTTCCCCAAGAATAAGAACTACTTGCATCTATATTATAATAAATTGTATCTTGAGGATAAATTTCTGATTGTGCTATGTGATATATTTTATTATTAGAAAGCGCAGTCACAATAAGAGGCTCGCCAGAAGCTGCTGTTTTTACTGTTTGATCATTGATTGATTGGTTATTCCATTTAAGAATAAAATCTGAAATTCTATATAATTGGCCGCTGAGTAAATTATTGGTTGCTTTTAGTCCAGTTAAATTTGAATATGTGGTATTTAAAATTTGATTGGAAATAGATCCATTAGCAAAAGTTTTGACTCCAAAAATAGTTTGATCTCCAGTATTATAGACTAAATTATCACCTAAAATATTTCCATCAACTGTTAATTTTTCAGAGGGATTATTTGTGCCAATGCCGATATTGTCACCCGTCCAATATAAAACTGGCTGTCCAAGTTGATTTGCTAAATATCTTTCACCCCAATAAATTGATGCAGCATCAATTCCACTTAACACTCTATCATTAAATGCCACGGTTATCTGCCCATTAGCATCATATAAACCATATTCTTCTGTACCAAATATTAGAGTATCATTCTGATTTCTAATAAAAACGAAATTATTATCAGTCTTAATATAATGACTTTCACCTATTCTATTATTTCCACCGCTAAGAAGCATATCACCATAAAAACTCTTATTTCCATTTATAATTTGATTACCAGATATTAATACAGCATTAGTATTTACAAAATTTTCTGTAGCAATATTATCTAATGTTGTTAATCCAGCATTTCGTGATCCTGTGCCAATTTTAAATTTATTATTAATTAAATCATAGCCCATGATTGGGCCAAGTCCACTTCCTTGAACTCCTGTAATAAAGAATATACCACCAGCAATTGCTCCACCAGTAATATTTAATAAAAGGTAATTACTTTCTACGTTAGTATTTGTTGTATTAGCTATTGTTTGAGTTCCAGTTACAGTTAAATTATTAATGAAAATATTATCATAGAATGTTTTATTTCCATAAATATTTTGGGCTCCATAAGTTAATACTGAAACGCCGCTAAGTGTATTTATTTTATTATTAAGATTTGCTCCAGTTAAATTAAGATTAGAAATTGTAGCATATTGAGTTAAATCTACTCCTGTTAGTACTGGATTTCCTCTTACTGTTGGGGTATTTGTTAAGCTAACATTTCCATTTTCTACATATATATCTATTCCAGAAATAAGAAGATTATCAACATTATTTAAATCTAAACCATTAAAATCTCCAGTTTGTGCAAAAACATTATTAGCATTAATATCTTTAAAATAAGCTGTTATATTATTTGCGTATAATTCTCTTGTTCCTTGTATTGACATACTATCTGGTCCACCAAATGCCATGTTAGTGCCAGATGGAGCATACAAACTAAATGTACCTTCTCCTATACTAATAGTATTTCCAGCTGCAGTTAAATTTAGAAATGGTTCTTCCGTTCCAAGAGCTTGAATTGTTAAACTTTGAGTAAATCCAGGAGAACTTTTTCCACTAATGAATCCAACAATCTGATTGTCTTCAGGAGCTAGAAAATTTATTCTTTCAAATGTTTTAGCTCCACTAATAATTTGATTTCCAGTTGTATATACTAAAGTACTTGGCAGTCCAGCTGCTTCGCCACTTAAAAGAACTCCAGTCCCATTAACTGTTGGTCTAGAAGCAAAAGTTTTAACTCCAGAAATAATTTGATTTCCAGTTTTAGCAACAGCATTTATTGTATCTGGATCAAGATAATCTTTGCCACCAATTTGATGTGAGCTTTTATGTAATGTTGTATAATGTATTCTAAAATCAAGAAGCGCGCTTCCAGCTGAACTTGTCCAACCATTCATTGGAACTTGGGCTGCAAATGTAATTGGATCTCCAGCTTTTATAATTGGAGATTGAGCAACTAAATGTATAGGATTTAATCCACCATAATAAAATTTCCATCTTGAATCTCCAGTATCGAAATACATTTGAGATTCAGTTCCACCATCAATTCCTGTATACAAATAGTTTGGATTTGGAGAAATAACTGGTCTATATTCTGGAACTGGTTTTAAAAATAGATTATTTATATAACTATAATCAATTATTAAACTAGTATATGGGTCAGTAAGAGGATTGGTTGTATAAATAATATTATCTTGAATAAAATATTTTAAACCACTAACGGTTTGATTGCCAGTTACTGTTAGATATCTTAGATCAAACAATCCAGTATTAAATATACCAGGTGCTCCAGCTGGTCCAACTGGTCCTGCTGGTCCAGGAGGTCCTGCAATTCCAGGCAACTCAACTGTTGTAGTTTGTGAGCCAGGAACAATTACTTGTACATTATAGTCTGGCATAACAATTATATTGTTACTTCTGGTGAAACCATAAATCTACCTCTAAGTAATTTAACTGCATCACCACTTAGATTAGAAGCAGTATATCTTTCTACATCATAAACAAAAGATCCTACTGGTAAATTTTGAGTTAAATAAGATCCTACATTAATAAATATAATACCAGATGGAAGATATTCTCCATAAGTACCACTGTAAATGACAGGATGAAATTGTAATAAAAGTCCAGAAATTCCAGTATATCCATAACCATATCGTACTTGTCCACGAACATCAAATCCACTTAAATTAATAGCATTCCCATAAGAATCTCTTACAATAAGAGTTAAATTTAAAACGTCACCTTGAATTGCTTCTATATTGTATGATGTTGCCATATAAAATATTACACTTTTAATCAAAAATAAAACGGTACATATATTCTTCCAAAATCTGGATGAAAAGCGCCAACTATGCCTGTTCTGCTTCCAATTTGCAGTGTCATTTGAGGATTTGGGGATGTTCCTTGTCCTGTAGTTAATAAATTTTGACCAGTAGAAACAAAGCCAGTATAAGGAACAGTAGTACTATTAGATCCAGTTGTATCAACAAAATAATAAAGTCCAGAATCTATTGTTTCTACAATCATCCATTGATTAGCTAGTCTTAATCCACTTGCGCTATTAGCAATTGGAAAAAGGTTTCCACTAGTATTATTTCCATAAATTAAACTTAAATAATTATCTTCTGATAGATAATAATTAGTCAATGCACTTACATATGTTGGATTAAAGTTATTACTAAAATTATTTGTTAATTTATATCTTTGATTAACGCTTGATGTTAATATTCCAGTACTAAAACTTGGGGGTGGATTAAAACCACTATAGAGACTTCCATTATATACGTTGATAGATCCAGTACGAACCCAATTTGAAACTGGAAAAGTATTACCGTCACCATTATTATAAAAATAAAATCCTTCACCAGTTGAATTTGCTATAACCCATCTTGCTGGAATTAATGCAGTTGTATAAATTATAGCTAATGAATCATTTGGATTACTATAAAAATAAATTCCAGATACACCATAATCTCCCTGATAAGCGGATACTTGAGTTCTATAAAAATTGCTTGTTGATATAAAATTTGATCCATCTCTAATTCCAGAATATCCAGAATTTGGAGAATAACTTATAACAGGTATATTTGTACCACCATTTATAATATTAATTTGATCAGCTAGATGGTCAAATTCGTTATCTACTATATCTAATTGGCTAAAACTTTGTCCACTAAAAGGCAAATATTCAAAAGAAGCTAATCTATTATTAGAAACAAAATTTCCAGAATCAGCAGATGTCAGTATCTTTTGATCATTAATTGTTGGATCTAAAACAGATGTAATTTCAACTTTGTCTAATTTAATACTTAAATTTGTGCTACTTGATGTACCTAAACGAATTTTTCCTATTTCATTTAAACCAGTAAGATTTTGATTTCTTCCAACTACTATACAGCTTTGTGCTCCAGTTCCTATTATGTTAGATGTACCAAAAGCTGAATTACTATTACCAAGAATCAGATTCGTATTTCCTACAGATATATTATTATTTCCATATAAAATATTGTAATTTCCAACATTTAAGAATTGATTAGATAAATTATTTCCGCTTATTAAGCTCGAATTTCCTAGTAAAATTGAATCTGATATATTATAAATTGATTGACTATTTCCACCAATATAACTTTTATTTACATTTTTAATTAGATTAGAGTTTCCAACTAAATAATTCCCAGTTACTTCTTCATTTAAAATATTATTATTTCCAACTAAGAAATTATTAAATCCAGAAAAATTATTAGAATTTAAATCTCCAATAATTTTATTATTAAGATTTGAATTTAAATTTGCGTTTCCCAAAATTAATGAATTTGTCGAATTTAAATTTAAATTTGAATTACCAATTACGATATTATTTGGTCCAACATTACCGTCTATTATTTCTTCTGACTCAAGAGTAACATCTCCTTGAATTGGTGCTCCACTCCAAATTGGATCATAAAAATTCCAACCAGTAGCTTGCCAAGGATTAATAGATTGTCCTATTGAATAATAGACATCTTGTCCATCATTTTCGCTATATATATTCCACTTACTTGTGTCATTATATATTGTGCTAGAGCCAAATGGATCAAGTGGATCTATAGAATAAACAGCTTCTATTCCAGTACTAGTATCAATTGGATAATACCTTGCATTAATATATTCAGCGCCAGCATTGACTACATTTACAAAAGATTGACCACCTGGAACTGTGCTTGCTATTGAAGAATTGTTAGATCCAATTATTAAAGTAAAATCTCCAGAATTTGAAAGATTTGAAACTCCAAATAATAGACTTGTATTTGAGTTACTAGCTGAATTAGTATTACCAATTAAATTTAAATTTGAAGTATTTTCACCATAATTTCCTATACCAAAAATATTATTACTTATTCCTTTTATACTAGTATTAGCTAATCCAATTAAACTTATTGAATTACCACTTTGTAAAACATTACTGTTTCCTAAATTTACAACTGATACACCACCAGAAATATTATTAAAATCTCCTACGCTATAATTTGCAACTCCATTTTGAATAAAATTAGAAGTACCAAATATCTCTATACTAGAAGAGCTTTCTAAAGAATTAGATGCACCTATTACATAAACATTATCACCACTACCTAAGTAATTTAATCTTCCAATAATATATTTACTATTTCCATCATAAGATGAATTTGCAAAACCAAGTATAAAGTTTTCATTTACATTTTGAATATCATTTGCATATCCAATTGCTGCTGATGGAGCAAAAAAATCATTAATACCAGTAGGAATCTTTCCACTATTGAAATTGAATTTACCTATTGCAATTCCAGTTTCAGCATATAAGTAGTTTCTATCTCCAAGTACAATTTGATTAGAGGGTAACTCTATAAATTTACCAGAAACGTAATTAAGTAAATACGAACTACCAGAGATAATCATCTATATAATATACACTTTTTAAAGTGTTTTTTAAAAAGATTATCTACCTTCGGATAGAATTCTTAATGCTTTTTGATTAGAAGTTGTATTAATTTCTTTCTTAGGAACGCGATAGTTAGAAACATGCTTTCTAAATTCTTTAATTAATCTTTTAGTTAATGTTTCTCTATCATCAACTGGAATTAAGCCTAATTTACTTGCATGAGTTTGTAGATCGCTCTTATTCATGTCAGATAAATAATTCATATACTTGTCTTCTTCGAGCGTTTTATACTTTGACATACCAGTATCACCCCAAATTTGATCTAGAGTCCTTGCTTGATATTCTTCTACTTTTCCATGAGTTTGTGACAATTCATTAATATTTGTTACCTTTTTCTTCATATTTTTCTCCTTTAACCTTACAAGGGGTTACACGATTTGAATAATAAAGAGAATAGAAATATTCATATAATTGCAATAAAAAACCCGAGGAATTGCTTCCTCGGGCTTTCTATAACTTTTTGAGTTAGTTTAGCGAGTTTGTCTCAAGCCTACGATTGTACGGGCATCAACACAAACGCGACCTTCTTCGAGAGAACCATAGAATCCAGTTTTCTCAGAGCGAGAAACGAATTGGTCGTCAGGAAGAACGGTGAATGTTCCACCGCTTTCTGATTGACGAGCAACTGGACGAATGAATCCTTCGCGACTTAGGTCTAGACCAACTACAATTTCTCCTGTGCTGATATCGGCTTGAGCACCTCTAAGAGCATTATAAAGAATATTGTATTTAGCACCAACTCCGAGTTCTACTAGGTCATGAATTGTTACGCCGAACAATTCACTGGCACCAGCGGAACGGAAGATTTGTTCACGAACTGCTTCTGGAGCAGTTTCGAATGTCCTTGATCCAGCGGTGTTTGTGCCGATTGGATTGAAGGCGATTGAGCGGATATCAGCCATAACTTCTGGACTTACGAATAGATCGGTTAGTCCGTAGCTATCAACAGTTGTGCCACCAGCATAAGAAGTATTAATTCTTTTTACTAGTTTCATCAAGTTGCTGAGATCTGCCAATTGGAATGTATTAGCTTGTGAGGCAAGAATATGTCCACCAACAACGCTGTCATTAGTTAGGGAACCATCTCTGGCTTCAGCAAGAGCTTTTAGAACTACTGCCCAAGCATTACGCTCTTGTTTTACAAGAACTTCATTGCTCATGCGTTCTACTGCTTTGCTTACAACATCAAGACGGCCACGACGAGCATAGCGCTTTAAGAAGCTAACTGCACTGTCAAGACGGTATGTTGAGACTTTTAGTTCACTGAAGCCTTCTACTGTAGAGGTAGGAAGACCACCTGCTACATTTTGACTCCAAACTGAAACGTAATCAACGCCTTCATTGTACCATAGATCAAGAGGAATGCTTGGAGCATCGTCTTCATCATATGGGGACTCTGAATAAATTGCGCTAGCTGTTCCAGCTTGTAGCAATACTTTGCTTACGACTGGACCAATGAAAGCTGCAAAAGCTTCGGTAGCTTCTCTTGCTACTGCAACATCTCTGCTGCCCATAGCTTTGATTAGCTCTACTTGTTCTGGTGTATTTTTTAATTTGATTTTCATTTTTTAAATTTCTCCTATGAATTAGAGTTCAATCTTGAGAGGAGCTATGCCATTGACAGAGGTTCCCAAGAATGTTCCAACTTTGGTTGCACCAGCGAGCAAGCTATTTGATGCAACAACTTCTCCTTGACTAGCAAATGAGATTTGTGCAACTTGACCTGCTGTAGCAGTTACTCCACTATAAAGTACAACACCGCGTGTTAGAACTGGAACTGTTTGTCCACTTACAACAACGCCCATTTCTGCAGCTTTACGAGGATTGAAAACGAGTTTTTCACCATTTTCGTCTAGTTCACGAATATCAAGTAGTGTCATACCGAGTACTGCACTACCAGATGTGGCTAGAGTTACTTTTGGTACAGCGCCGTAACGATCTGATACAACATTGTTGTAAGATGCGCCAACTGCGCCGAGTGATTCAATTGGATTTCCCAATGTGTTTGAAGCAACAGGTTGAAAACCTGGGGCTACGACTCTAACGAATGCACCTTTTGTTGCTACAATAGATGGACTTTCAGCAACTCCACTATATGTAAAAACATTAAGAACATCATTTTCGTCATAACTTCTGAATGGTCTAAGATTATGTGCCATGATTTATTTCTCCTTTGTTTATTTTACTATGAAACCTTCCTCTAAACTAAAAGCTCTGCCATATTTTTCTTTTAATGTGGCTTCACTTGTAGATGAAGAGTTTGGTATAGATGCTTTTTCAACTTTGCCGTTGGAAATAGCATCTTCAACTACTTCAGAAACTGTTTCTGAAACGGTTACTGGTTGCTCAGAAGCGATTACTTCTGTTGCAACAGATTGTTCTGCTTTTGCCATCTTAGCTTTTTTAGCAGCCTTATTTTTTTCTTTCATAAGGACTGCCATTTTCTTTTTGTAAGCGGCAAAAGTTTCTTCTTCTAAATCTTTAATGTCTGTGGCGAGTACTTGACGATCTTCGTCGTCTAGATCGAATTCTTCGTCAAGGCCAGCCATGCGAATATTAAATGCTTCTTCTTTAGCTTTAGCTGCTGCTTCGGCTTCGATAGTAGCAAGCTTTTGATTTACTTCTTCGAGTTGTTTCTTTAGAGCTTCATGCTCAGATGAAACGGTTTCGAATTTTTGATTAGCAGCTTGAATAGCATTATCTTTTTCTGCTTTTTCAGCAATGAATTTCTCGCTAACTTTTTGAAGTTCTTCAGCGATAAAATCTGTTACTGAGGAAGCTTTTACTTCTTTAAGAAGTTCGTCTGTAATTTCAGATATATTGTTTATCTTCATAATTATTCTATTTGTTATCCTCTCTTGTTTTACATCTAAATTAGATATTTGGGAAATATTATTTTCAGCTTGATTAGATTCAACTTCTTGAACCTCATCTTCCTCAATTTTAATTTCTGGAATATCCTCTTCTGTTTTCATTACTACTCCACCAACATCTGCTGCTGGATTTGTAGTTAAACCTATACCTAATGGTATAACTTCACCTAAAACTTGTCTATAAATATAAGAATCACCATTTATTTTGCCAGTTCCACCCAAAGCTTTTAGATTATTAGATAATTTTTCTTTTTCGGCTTCATCTGTGATAAATTTGCCATTTTCTATATTCTTATCTTTACCTTTTAATACTACAAGATTATAATCATTAAATCCCAATTCCCAACTAGCACTTATTGTCATATATTCGCTACTTGAAGGATCATTGCTTTCTTCTATAAGATCTGATAGTTTAGGATTAACTACTTTCCATATTACTCCACCAAGGGTAATATTAAATGGTTCTGTCATTTCTTTTACGTCTAATTCTGCTAGACTTTCATTTGAACCAAATTTACTAAAATTGTATGATACAATACAACCTACTATTTTTGTTCTATCATGTTCAAGATTAATAGGTTTATTTATAAAATTTTTAGCTACTTCTGATGCTGTTAATCCATTAATAACATCGCCATTTTTATTTACTCTATTAACGACACAAGCATCAAAAGCGATAGGTAATAAGTCAATATTTGCTTTTAAGTCTATATCTGGTAAAAACTTTCTAAGTTCATTTTCAGATGCTAAAGCTAGATATTTATCTTTTTCTTCACTAACGACTGGTCTTAATTTGATACTAGAAAATATTGTAGAAAATTTAAATTTGTTTTCCATATATTCAATATACACTTAAATATAGTTATTTATATAAGTTAATACTATATTATCTTTTTCGTCATCTAGATAAAGTTCTTCTGCACTATTAAAATCAAAATCATTTAAATCAAAAGCTTTAATATCTTCTTCTGCTTGATCGAAATCTTCATTGTTAGGTTCAAAATTTGCCTCGATTGTATAATCATTTAAAGCGGCTCGAGCAATATCACTATCTGCTTTACGATAAGCATCTTTTACAGGTTTACCGCTAACCATTCTAAGAAACATATTTACTCTAGCCATCGCCCATTGACCACGAGTTTTTCCTGGCCTATGAGAAGATGAAAATGCTCCAGCACCACGACGATAGACCTTCTTTAATTGACCCAATGTTACTTTCTTTTTGTACTTAGAATTATGTTCTTTAACTTTATTTTTTAGAGCCTCTATTACTTTTTTAGAAAATTCAATTGCTTTATCACTTTTTGTGCCTGCACTTCCTGGCTTATTTCGTGATGATCCTTTTTTTCTTTCACTTGGTTTAGCTGGAGTTTGAGCTGAAGATTTTGGACCACGCCTTTTGGCTTTAATAAATTCAAAGCCATATTGTTCTGAATTATAGTCCATAGTATAATTATACACCTAATAGCGTATATATTTTAATTATTTTTAATTGTATTAATAGAATCCTGATCTATCAATATTATATACTATAATAGTTTTATATTTATCATAAAAATCTTTATTATCTATGTATTGTTTTTTCATTGTCCAATTAAATCTATAACCAATTTCTTTTAATTTATTTAATATATCAATATTAGTTGTATTAAAAGCTGCAATGTCTATTATAATACCAGTTTCATCAGATATTGATTTTATAGTAAAATTATGAAATAAACATAAATAGTAACCATAAATTATATGATCAAATTGAGCGTATCTAATCTTACTGTAATTTATTAATGAAAAAAAATGATCAATGTGTTCTCTTTTGTATACTGGTAAATCACCCCAAAAAGTATAAATAGTATAGTTTTTTGTAATATTTTTTATTTCGTCTTGATACTTTATTGGAAATATACCAGCGGAATCTTTCATGATCCAATCATGTTCTGGAAAATCACTACCAAATATAATTTTTTTATTAAAAATATCAAATACTTTATTATATAATGTTTCATAATTATAATTTGCAGTTAATTCTATCTCACTATCACATACAATAAAATAATCATATTTAGAATCTTTTAATTGTTCAAGCGCATAAAATTTTTTATAATTAATTACTCCTTGATGTCCCTCAATTGTATTTTTAGGCATAATAATTTTATTAATTTTTTCTTTGCGTTCGAATCCTCCATAATCAAATTCATCTGAAAAAACTAAAAATAAATCACATTCATCAGTTAATTGATCTAAGTAATTATAAACATAATGATAATGTGGAGGATGTACTGATATTATAAATGCTATTTTACTATCTGATTTTTTCATAAATTATATCTTAATTGATTCTTCTATTAATTTAGCTTCTGCATCTCTTCTTCTGCTCATGCCTTTTTCTATACTTCCACCTATCCATATTCTTTTCATATTTCTTATTTGATTAGCTATAAAAGATAACGCTTTTTGATCAAAAATAGTTGTTATTGCCATGCCATCTCTTATTAATTTCATTTCGCGCCGTCTATCACCTTCTAATGCATTTCCTCTATTAAATACAAGGCTAACTAATCCACCTTTTGCATCTTCTGGAAGATTATCAAAATTAGGAAAAGTTTCTTTTGTTAAATTCCAGAACTTTGTTACTGTTTTATTATTAAATACTTTTAATGCAAGATCCCAAGGAATAACTATATCTTTTAATCCTCTAATAAGATTCTTTGCATTATATCCTTTGATACCAACTACTTTATATAATCTATCAAAAATTTCTTTAGGAAGATCTTTCCAATCTTCACTAAATTCTGCTTTATTTACATAGCCTAAATCATAACCAACGCCAATTGTAACTCCGCTTTGACCTTCTGGCCAAGCTGGATTTTTTAAAAATTTATTATAATAGTTTTCTCCACCACCAACTTCAAATTCAAGAATAAGATCTAAGGATTTTTTGCTTAACATATTTATGTATAAAAGTTTTCTACTGGCAATCCATTTCCAAAATTATAAAGAGCTTTAATTTCAGATTCATTTAACATCCGATTCCATATACCAACTTCATCTATTGCTCCATTGATTTGATAATTTGGAACGCCATCATAATAATCATTAGATAAATAAAAACCAACAAAAGCATTATCAAAAGTAGTAACACCAACAATATATTGAGTTCCAGCTAAATTACCATTGATATATAAATACATTTGATTTCTATTAACTACTAAAACTGTATGATACCAAGTTCCTAAATCTGGAATAATACTTGTAGTTAAAGTAACATTGCCAGGAGTATTATAAAATTCAAATTGATTAGTAAAACTAACAAAAAGTGAAGCTACATTAGCTGGATCTGAATTTACTCCCCAAAGGTCTTGTTCTTGAATTGCATTATAAGCATTAAGTTTAACCCAAGATGAAATTGAAAAAGTATTATCTGAAGAAACAGTATCATTGTATAAAAATCTACTATTATCAACTGCATCAAAATCAGCAGCATAATTTATTCTACCTATTGTATTAGGAATAGGATCATTAGCTTCAAATAAATCATTTCCATTTACTAAATCTACTCTATTTCCGCTTGATTCATCTAGTTCCCAATAATGCAAGATACTTCCACCAAGATTTAAATTAAAATTATAGTCTTCAAGTACAGTTAATTGAGAATTATTTGTTAGATTTATATTATCCCAACCCCTTCTATCAATAATGTGTATTCTAAAATAATTAGCTGGAAGACCTGCTGTTGTATTACCAAGAGTTACTCTCATGCTTCTATTTCCCATATTTAAAAAGTTTATATTTGTTATAGGACTACTTGTTCTAGCTTGAGTTACAATTGCATGTTTAGTGAAATCGATAACTATTCCAGATTGAGAGGCAACAAAAGCTTTAAAAACTGATGGAACATATCCCATTTCAGTTAATAGAAAATCAAAATAATTTTCATTTGTTGCTATGGTACTAAAGTTTCTACCATTTGATGCAGAATTTGTACTAAAATTATAAATTGATCCAGCAGTTAATATAGATGTAGATACTCCTCCACTTCCAGTATTTGTTTTCTTAACTAAAAATAAAATATTTTTCGCAGTAGATCCATCTGAAATTTGTATATCTCCAGCAGCTCCTTGAGCAACATAAATTTCCCAATTATTAAAAGGCAAAATATTTTGAGATCCATTTGGATTAACCCATTGATAAGTGCCATCAAACCATAAAGCCCATCTTGATCCATCATAAAACATATAACTTTCTAAAGATGAATGTTTATAACCTTCAACTATTGGAGTACCTCCAGAATAAATTAATGAATATTCACTACCATCTTCACTAGCATATAAATTATAAGTTACTCCAGATTCAGTTCCTTCAAGTGGAAAAGATGTAATTGGCGAAGGAAAACTTATGTAATTATATGTTCCATTTATATCTACTCCATCTTCAGTGACATCCCAATCAGTAAGAGATATTTGTTTTGGTAATTTAACCTGAGTTATTAATGTACCCATGTTATTTTACCTTGTCTATTACTTTGTCGATTATATTATCTTGAGCAACTTTTTCTTTGAGCCAAGAGTTTAAAACTCCAAAATAAACAAGATGTTCACTATCAATTAAAAATAATTCATTACCAAAACTATCCTTATAAGGTTTAATTCCAGAATCTATTTTTAATTCTATTGCTTTTTCTTTTTTAAATTTAATTTTATACATTTCAATTAAATTATTATAGCGTTCTCTGGCTTGTCTAGTAATTAATGCATCATCACCAACAAAGGAAATTAATCCACCATTATCTTTATCATATTGCTTTGGAGTACTTGCATCATAAGAAGACTTGTCATCTTCTATTTTATTTGGTGTTACAGTTGCACAACCAATTAGGAAAAAATTAAGAACTAGTACGCTTGCGAATTTCTTCAAGGTTTTTCTCCTTAACAGCTTTTTCTATTTCACTTTGATGATCAACTTCTTTTTGAGCTTCTTGACGCTCTTTCATTTCTTTTGTATTCTTGGCGCCGAATACGTTATTAATTGCTGAGAATATTCCAGATACCGCAGAGAGTAATGCTTGAATTATTCCAGTTGGCATGATTACTCTACATAACTCGCTGTGGCATCTTTACATCCAGATGCAATAGCGTTAAGTACCTTAATCGCAAGAGCTGTATTACCATCTAATCTTGCAAATTGTTGAGCATAAAGATCTTTTATTACAGTAACATAATTTGCCCAATGAGTTTTTTCTGCTGGAAGATAATCGTTAAGAGCTTTTTGAAGTTGCTCTGGAGTTGGAGTAGTTCCAACTGTTAATCCTTCAACAATTGCTGCTACATGATTAATCATTTTAGCTTTTTCAATTCTATCGTTACCAGAAACTGCTTGATCAAGAACTACTGTGCAAGCTAATACAACTGCTGGCTTAACATAAGGAAGAGTATTTTCAACACTTGTTGCAACATCAACTTTTCCAGTATTCGTTGTAGCACAAGCACCAAGAAATATGCTCAAAAGAGCAACTGCGGCTAATTGTAATTTATTCATATATTTTCTCCATTTATTCTATCTTTTCCTTCAATTGTTTGAGTTACTGTTGTACCAGTAAATGCTGCATCTTTTACTGTTAATGCAAAAATAATGCCAGAAACAACTGCGACTAATTTTGAAATTCCAATAATATAAATTTCTGCATGATCTGGAAGAAAGGCTACTAATGATGGATCAGAATGAATTGCTATAGCAGTACAAACTGCTACAACTGTGGCTATTCCAGATGAACTAGATCTCCAATTAGGGCCAAATATTTTAGATAGCATAGTTTTCATAGTATATTACACATTATTATAATAGTATTTATTTTTAATATCTAATATATTAATAAAGGAAAGTAACATCTACTGAATTACTAACCCCAGTCATTCCAATTATATAATTTGGTACTCTCAAAATCAATTGAACTCGATCCCCAAAATTAATATCTATATTGGGCGTTATTTCACCAGTGAAAATTGCAAGAGTTGCGTTGGCTGCATGTCTTATTTGTGTGCTTATTATTCCACTCATATTAGTTGTATTGTTTACAAAATAACCAGTAGATTGGTTAGTGGTAGAGTCTTGTTCTCTTGCAACAGCTGTGTATGTTCCCCAAGAAGCATATTTAGCTTTACATTTTTGCATCATAGTTACTCTTCTTTGAGTCGAAATTACAGAAGCATCTAAAGCCTGTAGATTGGCAAAATGATATGTATTATTATTCATATTTGTATTATCATGAGTAAATGTTGTTATAAAAACACCTTGTCCAGCAGATGCTTCCCCACTTAATAAAACCCCTGTGCCATTTACCGTTGGACGAGAAGCAAATGTTTTAACTCCGCTAATAGTTTGATTGCCAAATGTTAATACTGAAACTCCGCTTAAATTATTTATTTTTGTATTTAAAGTTGAACCAGTAGAAGCAAGATTAATAATTGTGGCAAATTTATTATCTGCTACTCCACTATAAGCTATAATTTCTTGAACTGATGCTATATCAGGCAAAGGTGAGAGATCACTATTTCTTGTGCTAATTCCAAATTTAAATTTATTGCTGTGATCAAATCCTATAATTGGACCACTATCATTTATTCCAGTAAGACCAACTCCAGTAACAAAGAAAATTCCGCCATCAGTTGCGCCACCAGATATATTTAAAAGAAGATATGGATTAGCTATATTAAGGACTGATGTATTTACAATAGTTTCTGTTCCAGTTACAATTAAATTATTAATAATTGTATTGCCATAAAAACTTTTATTACCAAATATTATTTGATTTCCAGTATTATAAACTAAATTATTAGCTAATATATTTCCATCTACTTCTAATTTTTCAGAAGGTATGTTTGTTCCAATTCCTATATTGCCGTTATTTTTTATTGCTAATCTATTAATCCCTTGACTTGGATTTTCTGCTGTATAAAATATTATATCTCCACCTTGCCAATTATATAATTCAAACTTATCTTCATTAATGCCAAAAAATGCACCTTTGCCTGCTCCACCGCTATTTAAAATTTCTAAAAATGTATCTTGATTATTCGATTGGAGACTTAATGTATATGGATAACTTGCATCTACTATAGTATCACCAATTACTAAACGACCACTTATATTTTGATCACCAGTATTATAAATAAGATTACTTGCGTTAACTTTATTTAAAACTAAATTATTAGCATAAAGATTATCAACATAAAGATCACCATCTATCTGTTCGTCTGTTTTAGAAACGTAAATTTGTCCATCACCATCATCAACTGCACTTTGATATTTTCCATCACTGCTGATTGAAATACTACGCCAGCTTCTGTTACTCTCTTTTGCAATCCAAGAGTTTCCATAGTTTGAAGAAACGTAAATTTGTCCGTTATAAACAACTACACTCTGGTATTTACCATCACTACTTATTGAAACATTAACCCAGTTTCTGTTACTCTCTTTTGCAATCCAAGAATTTCCGTAGTCTGAGGAAATGTAAATTTGTCCACCATAAACAACTGCGCTCTGATATTTTCCATCACTACTGATTGAAATACTCCACCAAGTTCTATTGCTTTCCTTAGCAACCCAAGAGTTTCCATAGTTTGAAGAAACGTAAATTTGTGCACCAGAACCAACTGCGGTTTGATATTTTCCATCGCTACTTATTGAAACATTAACCCAGTTTCTGTTACTCTCTTTTGCAATCCAAGAATTTCCGTAGTCTGAGGAAATGTAAATTTGTCCACCATAAACAGTCGCAGTTTGATACTTACCATCACTGCTGATTGAAATACCAAACCAACTCCTCATGCTTTCCTTAGCAACCCAAGAATTTCCATAGTCTGAAGAAACGTAAATTTGTGCAGAAAGACCAACTGCGGTTTGATATTTTCCATCACTACTGATTGAAATTCTAAACCAGTTTCTGTTAATCTCTTTTGCAACCCAAGTATTACCAAAGCTACTATCGACTAATCTGCTGGTATTTTGAGAGAGTTTTGTTCTTCCTAAGAAATATCCTCCATCATAATTTCCAGAGTATCCTACTCCAGCAAGATATCCACTTGGTTGAGAACTTTGTAAAAGGTTGTCTTGGAGAACTAAATTGTTAGTGAAGCTTTTTACTCCACTGATAATTTGGTCGCCAGTATTATAAACAAGATTGCTTGCATTGACTTGATTTAAAACTAAATTTCCACTTGTTAGTCTTGTAAGATTTCCACTGACTATTCCTAATAAAGAACTATTAGAATAGGTATTAACAGTATCAATTGTAGAGAAGCTATTGACGTTTTTTGATGACATAATATAATTTACACTTAATAAATTAATACTTTAGAAGTATTTGAATATAAGACATTACCACTAGCGAATAATCCTTTTGTGCCAAAATCTGGATCTAAATCAAAAGAAAATGCCAAATTAGCAGTTTTATTAGAACCGATAGATGAACTATAGTTAATATTATTAAATTTACAGCCACTAAATATTAATCTTGTAGGATATACATTATTTGGATTATTACCAAAATTTACAATTATATTATAATCACTGTCAGCATTTAAAGTATTAAAAAATGAACCACTAAGATTTTCTTCTACAACAAAAGACATATCAACATTACCATTTACTGGAAATTGAATTACGCTAGTCAATGGAAATTTATAGTTTAAAGCTCTTAGAGAGTTTCTTCTGAAATCTAGAGAGAAGTTAAGGCTTTGAATTGTGTCAGTATAGAATAATACCCCAGTTATATTCTTAGTAAAAAAACTAATATTTGCATTTCCTGGTAAAAGAATATTTTGTCCACTTATACCAGTTTGGTTGTAGTCTAAATTTCTAGGAACAATTACTAATTGATTTTGAATTTGATTTATGCCAGATTTTATATCTAAAACTGTATAATTTATTCCGCTTCCACTTGTATACAAAATCATATTATCTGCAGAATAATTTTGAGTTACTGTTGGTATATTACCTACTGAAATATTAAAAGAATATTGATTAAGATTACAATGTTGAAAATGTAACAATCCATAATTGGGACTATTAAAATCTATTACATCATTTACTGAAGATGGATTAACTGAAGAATTTAAGAACTTTGCGTTTTGAGAAAATAAATCATTTTCATTTTTATTTATAGCAAGATAAAAATCTCGATCATTAATTAATGAGTCATTTGAACATAGGCCAGAAAACATAGGAACTTGATTTCTAGATTGAAAATTTGCTGTGTTAAAATTTAATCTATTCTCGTTTGTAAATCCATCTGGAATATAAGAAAAAGTAAAAGTAACTTCTGGTGGAGAATATACTCCATTGAAAATATTTTTCTTTTGATTAAAGCCAACTAGATTTGATCTATTTTGTTGAATTGAGTAATCAAAATTTTGTACTTTTTCTATTCTTTTTAAAATTAAGGAATTTGGTAGATAATAATCTGATGAAGCATTTTGTTCTCCAGAATATGGGGCGACAAATAATCCTTGTACATTGTAGATAATTCTATTTCTAGGCATATACCTTAATCCTTAAATAGAATTACACTATTACGCTTTACTATGATATAATAGTGCAGCCAGATAATTAGTAACTTGATGTTCGGCAGCAATTTCTTGAATATTATTCACTTGATCTTGGTTTTGATCAAATGGTTTTTCTATATAATTTTCAATTTTAGATTCCCAATTTTCTGGTGATTCATTAGCAATAATTACTTCCAAGAGTTTATCAACGTTTTCAATATGAGCATTACTCAATTTCTTAACATTAAGTTTCTTTCTGAAAGTAGATTTAATTTCTTCTTCTAATTTTTGAGCGGAAGCAATATTCTCTTTAATTTTAACTAAAGAATAATTTGCATTTGTGCCGATTGGTTTAACATTCTTTGTTGATTGTGGTATGCCAGTTGATCCGCTTGGTCTTCCACCAGAAGAAGGTTGAGATCCACCAATTAATGGTTGATAGAAACCTTGATCCCTTTGTTCTCTATATTGTGATTGAGATTCTATTGATTCCTCTGGAGTTGGAAGTCTTCCAGTTTCAATAGCTTTAATACCTTCAGAAGGAGTAAGAATTCCAAGTTCCATAAGTCTATTATAGACTCTAGAATATTGAACATCATCTTTAAGATCAATATCTTCAAAATTAGGTTGTGGAAAGTTTTTAAATCCTAAATCCTTACTGATTCTTCTGATTTCTGGAACTAAGAATTCATTTATAAAGATTGTTCTAGCTTGTTTTAATCTTTCGATGAAAACTTGAACTTTAATACTTGTATTAGCAAATTTTTCACTACCAATAAGAATATTATTTAAACCAATTTGAATATCTCTATCAACGACTTCATATTTTTCTGGTCCAATTAAGCTTCCAATATTTGGTATAACAAACTCTGCTTTTGTTGTATAGTCTGCGATTAGTACTCTGCCAACACTTTGATTTTCAAACAAAGATTGCATGGCTTGTAAATTCTTTTGATTGATTCCACCTTTTTCTGGATCAGTTCCCATTGTAACTAATAGAATTGCTTGTTGAGTTGTTCTTGTAACAGCCATATCCATTTTCTTCATTTCGAGCTTCCAGTTAATATCATCTAGAACTGGAAAACCCATTGGAATAGAAAGTGGCTCGTAATCTTGTTTTTTATAAAATACAGCACACATCTTTTGACTATCTAATGGAATAAGTACGGAACGGTTACCTTTATTTTTAATTTGGTCTTTCACTTGAGGTGGAAGGGATTCAAAAACTTCAAAATCTTCTGGAGTTTTAGGATTTCTTAATCTTTCCAATTCGTAATCTGTTACTAGTTTGTAATAATATCCAACGCTAAAATTAATTGTTCCACCAAAATATACATCAGCAGGATTAATAATACTATATCTAGCTGGAATTTTAATTGACTCACTTTGAGAAAATGAATTTTTTAATTTATTTCCAAATACTTGAGTAATTCTATTTGCGTCTTCTGGTGTTAGCTCAGTATCGAATCTATAAATAAAAACATTTCCACTTCTATAATATTCTCTGAAGAATTGATCTTGAAAACTAGCTAGATTAATTTTCCTAAAATATGCTTCAAAAAACTCTCTTGATTTTTGACTTCCACCAGTTAAATAAATCGAACTACTGGAAAATTCAGTCATTAAATCAATAGTGTTTCTAAAAATACCAACATTATAATAAGCTTTTTGACAAAGAATAACTGCATCTCTTACGTCAAGAGTAGCTAAATTTTGTATTGAAGCACTATATCTAAAAGGAATTAATCCTCGATCAATATTTATAAATCTATCAGTTCTTTCTATATCTGCTGCAGCATTTCTTCTAACAGGAGAACTAGCCCTAATTTCATTTCTACTTGCTTTGCTTTCTGATCCATAAACCATAAATGGTGGTACTTCTTGATTTTCTGAAGCTTTTGATTCTTTGAGTTTTTTAGTATTTTTAGCCATATTATTTAAATATTACACTTATTTTATCATTATCGGTGTGAAAACCTCGGATATCTCCTCTTTTGGTTGCATTATTAAATCATTATAGCACTTGAGGCCCCAATTTGCTAACATAAATGCTGAATAATTATCTTTTCTAGCTTTATTTGCAGAAGAGCTACGCTTTAAATGTTGTGGTAAATCGAAGGATTGAGTACCTCTGCTGGTAGAAGAGTGTTCTACAAGAGTACATTGTTTTTTGGTTTGATATATTAAATCATCTTGACTTTCTATAAAATCCAACATTCCCCAATCTTTACGCTCTTCTGTTTTTAATAAGCTAGTGTCAATATTTGAATTAAATTGAGTATTAAAAAATTCATCATTAGCGCAAGTTCTACTACCAAACCATACTTTTTTATAATCAATACATGCTTGTAAATGTTCATTTGCTTTTCTAATAAAAGAACTAGTGAATACTTGATTAATTGCTATTCTTCTATCAGATAAGTTATATTTATTTTTACTATTTTTAAGCATATTATCGTAATCTTGACCCTCTAGATCAGAGTCAAAATCAAATGTCTTAATATCTAATTTGCTATTTTTAAATAATTCAGATTCATTACAAGCAGATAAAAATACATCCGCTCCTGCATTATCAAGAATCATAAATACTATATTAAAATTATTTAAAAGATAATAAAGATAGCCTACATGATTTTTTAAATTTCCAAGTCCAGCATAACTATTAACCAAAATACCTTGTTTAGTTTCATCATCAACCTCAAGTAATGCCATAGCAAAATAATCTGCATTTGGACTATCGCTCATATTAGGATCGATTCCAAGTATATATTTTTTATTTGGCTCGCCTTTTAATAATGTATGAGGTTTTTCACCAATTTTAATTGTGCATTCTTCCATCTTTTTGGCATTAAAATAACTATCACTTCCATCAGTAAATCTAGCGCAATATTCTCTTAAGAAACTTGAATGACTTGATCCACCAGCTTGAGCTTCTTCAATAATAGTTTTATCAATCATTTCTTCTGGTAGTGCTTCATAACTCAATTGACTTACAAAGTACTTTGCTTCGTTTACTTCTTTATCTAATATCTTATCGCTCCATTCATTATAAGTTTTATATAAATTTTCAAATGTATAACTGGCAGATGAAAGAGCTATCATTTTACTTGTATTTTCAAAAACCATTCTCTCTGATTCTTTCATTGATCCTTCTGCGATCAACTTATCTTCTAACTCTCTTATCTCCATGCGCTCTTTAATATTTTGTGGAGCTACTAAGAATGGCATCAATACATTTTTGATAATTTCTTCTGGAAGCAAAAGGAACTCGTCAAGCACAAGAATATTAGCTCGGAATCCTCGAATCTTTTCGCCATTAAGAGGAATTGCTACTATACTGCCACCATTAATTTGCCATTCAAATTGATCATTTCTTTTTGCTTTTGCTCCAAAGCATTGAGCAAGTAATTCTGCGCCTTTGCTATCTACTATTTTTTCAAGATTATTGAAAATAAAACGTGCAGTTCTAAATGTTGGACCAGCAATAAGAATTTTTGTATTAGGTTCAAATATACATTGAAGAAAACAAAATACTGCTGCCATAAATGATTTTCCACAACCACGACCGAACACGCACATATTAAAATTTCTATTCATTAAAGCTTTTAAATGCACTTCTTGATATGCAGCTAATTTGACTCCACTTATTAATTCAGTTGTAAATCCAATATTTGCTCTCAAAAATTTAGCTAAACTTATTCTAGCCTCTTTATCATTGAGATATCCCTTTAGTTGAGCTAATTCAGCATTAACGTCTTTAACTTCTCTAATGTATTTATCTGGACAATATATCATAATAGTTTTAAATCATATGCTAATTGAAGATCTACTTTACTATAAAAACATTTACTAGCAAATATAGATTCAATTGTCCTCTTCATCTCTTCTCTACCATCAACAAATAAGAATTGCAAATTACTATATTCTTGAATCAAGGATCTTACGTTATGAAATATATATTCTGGCGTAGCTTTAATCTTTTTACTAATATGAGGAAGATATTGAAAGCTTAATGCATTTGCTAGTTTTTCTTCAACAATAACAATCAAATAAGAATTATTCTTTTGAGCTTTATCTATTTCATTTTTGAATCTATCAAAATTCTTGACGCTTAATGTGCTTATAAAGTCACTTAGGCTTTTTCTTTCTATATAACATCCACAATTATCATTACTACAAGCATAATCTCCAAAAGATAATGTTTTAATTTCGAATGGAATATCAAATTTAAGCCAACTTTGCTCTCTTGTATCAACGTAAATTGTATCTTTTTTATTTAATTTATTATTGAATTGATCTGTTATATTAGATGGATGAATAAATTTATTTTCTAAACCAATACTTGAACACACATCATAATAGTCATGAAATATTTTATTATAAAATACAATCGATGGGCTCATTATAGTTCTAAGTTCTATCTGTGATGGAGAATATATTAGATTTTTATCTTTCTTTCTTTTGATTAAAAGATTTCTACAATATTCTTGTGCTTGATCTAATGACTGTTCTTTAAGCCATTTTTTCATATTATTCTTATCATTAAAATCACTATTTAAGTATTGATCTTTAGTTTTGAAATTAATTGTTTCGCCAGTAAGAAGATCTTTTTTGGGATAATAAGCGTGATAGTATTTCTCTTTATTTAAACCATAGCCTCTTAACGCAAGATGAAGACTTTTTTCATCTTTAAATTCTTTCCCATCTACTTTACATATCACACTCATCCATTTAAAATCTCATCCTTTGAGATTCCTAATATTTTACATTTAATTTCATCCATAGTAGATAAACGATCAATTTCTTTTTCAATAGTTTTCTTGCGGAGATCTGCCATCTTTAGGAGCTTTGCTCTGCTGTCTTCTTCTTTCCACATTTGCACAAGATTAATAATTGATGCAGTTTCTTTTACTTGTTTACTTAGTCTATCGCTTCTCTTAACCTTTAAATCATTATTTAACTTTTGTTGTCTATTAACACAATCATTGTATTCTTTACGAGCAGTACTACTTGCTTCTACAATTGTCATTGGAATTTTACCATCCTCTTGCATTGATAATTCTATTTGATTTTGAAGTACATTAATTGTTTGTTGTATGCTAGATGATATAACTACTTCTGTGCAAAGAACTATATATTGATCGACTTCTTCTTGAGTTAAGTCACTCTTATCATAAGTATATCTAACAAAACTGCTTTCAAAAAGTTCTCTGTCTGGTTCATTATCATAAATATTAATTTGATGTATGAATCTATGAGTATTCATATAGCCAATAAGAGAATTAATTTCTTTTTTATGTTTATGAGTTAATTTGTTCTTATCTATACCATCTAAAACATATTTATTGACTTTAGCAATCATTCTTTCTTCACTACGAGGTGGTCTATATCCTTCTGTTGCAGCATTTTCATTTTCTGTATTATTGAATTTAATATTAGTAGGTATATTTTTCATATACTCTAATACTGATCTAGTTTCCTGACAAAGATTAGTTAAAGTATCATTTTTGAAAAGTAATCTCGCTATCTCAAGGCCAGTCATTGTAATACAATTATTACTAATAAATTCTTTTTGCTCTATTGTTAATTCTATTAAACCTTTAGCTTGATATTCATGACTCTTCTTTGGCACAATTTGTCTTGAAGCTAAAAATAGTTTAACAGCTTTACCTTCTTTTGATCTTCCATCTAGATCATCTCTATCAAATGCAATTTTTACAAGCTCTATAAGAGAAGGTGGATTATTTGGTCTACTATTCCATTCTTGTAGTAGCTTTAATTGCTGCTCTTCAGTCAATATTAAGACTTCTTCTGACATATATTTATTATACGATATCTATCTCGCCATTATATAAATATTTTCTTACTTTTAACATTATAGATTTTTTAAGATTTTTAACTTGTTTATATCCAGCTGATCTATTCTTTTCTGAAGTTCTATATCCCATTATTTTCGCTGCTTCTTCTTCTGTTTTGTGTTGAATATATACTAGGTTGTAGAATTTCCATTCTATTGGTTTTAGTACTTGTATCATTTTGGTATGAATATTTTTTGCTGTTCTTTCGATATTAGTTAAATCTTCTTTCATTGAAAATACTTCTTGAGTATGATTCTCTAATGTTACTGGAAGCTTTACATCATAAGCTGATTTTTTACTCTTTTCCCACTTAGCGTATAGTGGGCAAGAGTTGCATTGTTTGCCATAAATTGAACATAAATTTTCGCCTTCAAATGCTGAACATTTTAAACATGGACGAGAATAGTTACCATAATTATTGCGAATTAAATTTTTAATCTGATTACTGATAATTCTATTAACCCAAGGAGCTAGGGTCTTAGTTTGATTATATAGCTTCCACTTTTTATAAATATGTATTCTTAATATTTGAGCAACATCATTAAAATCCATCCAACCTAAACTAGTTAAATGCCATTTACCACGGCGCTTGTAAATCTCGTTATCTATTTCTTGGATCTTCTCTTCAAAAGAAGCCTTTTTATTAGACATTAGCTTCTCTTAGTTTTTCTAATTGAACCAGCTTCTCTTGCGAAATCTTCTAAAACTTGTTTTTTTGATGGTCTTTTTCCAGCCTTAACAGCTCTTGATTCTCTTGGAGCGTCTGGTTCAGTTCCAACTATGTCCTTTAATTTTTGACCTCTCTTTGGACGACTTTCTGCTTCTACTTCGAGATTATCAATTTCTGGAACAGAGTGTACTTCTTGATCTTGATCATAATCATCTTCATCATCAATATAATCTTCTATATCTTCGACCCGTGCTCTTTGTGGTCTATTAATTTTTGAGCTTGTTATTTTATTAATTTTAGTTGGGAAATTAGCTTTTGGTTCTTCTTTAACCATTTTAACTTCTACTGGAGTAACCTTTTCGAATGACTTGCCACAAGTAGAGCAAAAAACTGGTTTTTTATCAATATATTCTGTTGGAGACCCACATGAAGTACAATATCTTTTCATTTATATATATTATATATAAAAAAAGATTTTATTCTAAATTATTTAATTTAGCTTCTTTGCCAAGCGACATATACTGGGTTTATTCCGCTTACGCTAACAATTCCAGTATAATTAAGATCACTAAGACTTCCACCATCTCCAGCATTTACAGTAGAATTTGCAGCCAAAATAAAATTAAAATTATTTGGCGCAGCATTTAAACCATAATCAACATATAAAATACCAGTATTTAAATTTTGAATAAATAATTCTTTTCTGAACTTATTTGCAGTTAATACTGTTCCATTAGATGAGCCAGGCGCAGAACTTGATATATTAGATCCATCATTATCAATATTACTAAAATTTAAACCTCTATAACCACTAAAACCGACTTCCTCAATATAAACCATTGAGACGTTTTTATTAAATTCTGGATTTTGAATATTTGCCATATTTATAATTACACGAAAATCTATTTAATTTCTTCGAATTTTTCAATAATATAAGCTAAAATATCATTTCTCATAATATCTTCGCGACCGAATTTAAATGTGCATATGCCCTTATCTTTACTTTTCTTGTCATCAAAAAGATTGTATATTCTGTCGAATCCGCTATTTCTGATATCTGATTGACGAATATCTCCAATTAAAATTAGTTTACTAAACTTGCCCATTCTTGTAGTTATTAATAATAGATCATGTATGCTTAAATTTTGAGCTTCATCGCATATAATATAACTAGCATTAATACTAAGTCCTCTTAAAAATCCTACTGGCAATCCTTTTACTCGTTCTTGCTTCAGAAGCATTTCTACTTGATTCTTTGGTAATAATTCATGCAGTTTATCCATTAGAGGTTGAAGATAAGGATCTAATTTACTATGAAGATCACCTTTAAGGAATCCTAAGTTATGAGAAGAGCTTTCTACTGGATTGCGAATATAGAATATCTCGCCAATTTTTTTCTGATTTATGGCATTTAATGCTGCATATACGCTAAGAAGACTCTTTGCTGTTCCTGCTGGACCTTTACAGAATACCATTTTAGTATTCTTATCTTGAAGAAGTTGAATAAATTTCTTTTGGTTATCTGTCCATTGTAATTCGCGAATAGTTAAGAAGCCTTCAATTTTATCTCTTTGAGGAACAGGAACCGACTTGTCTTCTTTTTGTTTATGTTTTTTAGACATGCTGCTTACAGAATATATTACACTAAATTATATGTATACAGTCCAAATACTATTAAATTCTTGTTCTGTTAGATTGTAGATTTTTCCATTTTGTGGTTCAATAAAAATTGGTCTAAAGTTATCTGATCCATCATCATTTTTGCCATCATCAATATAAATTATATTAATTGCATGGCCGCCGCTCAAATTATTTTCTGCTTTAGCTATTGCCATATAGTTAATAACTCCTACAGCTATTCCATTTGCAGTACTCTCAATAACTTGTTCATAATATCCACAACTAAAAAGTTTAAAAGCATCTGCAAAATTATCACAATCCCATCTATGAACCCATCTTGTTAATTTTAATGATTTTAACCATTGCCAATACTTTGGAAATAGCTCATCTCTTACCATATCAAGTGTAGGACAAAAGTAATCCTTATCAGAAAGAACAAAATTTCTAGGAAGATTTTTATTAGATATTCTCCAAGGATTAATTAATTGTTGAGATGATATAATCACAATCTATCTATTCTTGCTATATTCAAGCAACCAAATACTGGTTGACCAATTTGAGCTTGAAAGTCTTCGTTTGTAAATTCATGAATACTTCCTCTGCTTTGGTTTCCAGAGAAAGTATCAGTTCCACTATCCACAAGAATTCTTATTGGGTCGCTGTCTTCAACTGGAATTTGTAGATAGTATTTGCTCTCGACTATAACAGTGTATTTTTGCAACTCTTCGTCTTCAAGATTTACTTTTCTAACTCGAGTTTTCCACTTTTGACTAGTTGCGAATTCGATTCCTCCTTCGCTTCCTTCGCCAGTATCAGCAACAAGTGTTCCAGCCCATGGACTCCAGCAATTTTCTGGTCCACTACCACAAGTAGCTCCATTACAATTCTGTGGTCCATTACTTACTAAAATTGATAATTTTCTCCCTGCGCTATTTTTAACTAAATTAAAGAAAAAATCCCAATCTTTTACATCTTCTACTTTTTGTACAAAATTACTAGAAACCTGTCCTTTGCGCCATGCTTCTGGTTGTTCAGGAGCATACCCTACCTCAAAAAAACTATTTGTACAAGTTATTGTTCTATTTTCGCAAGAAATACTTGTGGTACAAATTTCAGAAACTCCATCCCCAAGAGAACAACTATAAGATATTCCAGGCTCAGGCTCAGGATTCATACGAACATCACATTCTTCTTCTGGTTCAGCTTCACAACTGCTGGTTCTATTCTCTTTTAGACAATTAGCTGAATTGCTAAAGGTCTGGCGAGGAACTGCAACTGGACTACTTCCATTTTCACCACAATTTTTAGTAGATGTAACTGAACTTATGATCTCTCCAAATCTATCTACTGTATGTATATATTCGTCGCTAAGAGAAGAATAAGCGTTAAAAACTATTGGAGATACATCTATATACTCATAATCATCCGCATAATTAAGACTATAATTCCAATTTGATGTAATTTTACTATAACGACCTGCACAGGGCGCAGTTAGTCCTGCAAATCCAATAGGATTTTTAGTCGTACTTGCTTCTATGCTTTCAAATAGAAAAAGATTATTAAAATCGCATCCTCTATTCCCAGCTTTTACATCAGTAATTTGTCCCATAAATTTATCTTTTAGAATTAATATTATATCCTATTGTGATATAATTTTGGGTTGGGGCCAAATATAAAGCTTTGGGCGCTATAGGTTTTAATGGTTTTTTATCAATAATTTCTGTTTTGTTATTTTCAATCGGCGCTATTTGTTGTTTCTTTTCTTTCATATGAGATAAAATATATAAGATTGATCCAATTATTATTGTTGTTATTAGTTTCTTATAGTCTAATATCATATAATTTATTACACTAATATTTATATTATCTGTATATATAATAAGGGTTTTATAAAAATAAAGAGCCCCTGGATTTTTTTAGTTTTGAGATTTTTTGAATATTTATTCTATGTTATGTTTTTAAGAAAAGGGTAGGGGGGATATACATATAGCTATATATAAGATAATATATTATATTTATTGGGGAGATTGATATTAGTACCCCCGCGTTTAATTTGTAACGCAGAGCGATCTCGCTTTTTCAAAAAAGGGTAGGGTTTTCTAAATAAAATAGGGGTAGGGAGGGTAGATATATATAACTAAAGTCCTAAGTCGTTGACTATCAATGAAATTTAAATGAAGAAATATCTTGTGATATTCTTATTCTGTGATAGATTAACTCTATGAAGAAAAAACTAAGTAAGTATGAACAACTGATCGCAAACCTCAACAAGGCAAGCCAAGACCTCAAGGTGGCTTCTGATAAAGCCATCGCAACCCTTGACGCTCACGCCAACAAGGTGGAAGCTATCCATCAGGAAGCGATGACTAAATGAATATCGATACCCTCATCTTCACCCTTACCATTGGAAGCATCCTCGTCGGCATCTATGGTATGGCAACAGCTAAAAAATAATAGTTGACGAAACATAAACAGAAAGGCAATATACAACCTATGAAACAAAACCTCAAAATCAGTTACCAAACCTTCGGCGAAAACAATGCTTACCTTCTCGAAGGAAGCATCAAACAAATCAATCACTTCTTCAATAGTATCTATAATTGGGAAGGAACTAACGGCAAGTTGCACGATATGGGCAACGGCAAAGCGTTTTACTTCTACGCTCATCCAGATGATGTCATGAAAGCTCTCACTAAGGTTGCGTTGCATAGCTTGGTTAATAAGATCAACGCTAAGGGACGCAAAGGTGGACTGCTCGACATTGCAAAAGCAAAGGCACAGAGTGTCATCGATGAGATGGCACAGACTTGCTTCCTTTGGGGTGCGACTAGCTCCGAAGGATATAGCCTTGGCACTATCAGTGCAGAGAAGCCTAGTGACTACTGTGGTGCAGTTAGCAACGGAAGGGACTAATACTATGACAGCAGAACTATTCATCGTAGCATTAACAATACTTGGCGAAGCTAGGGGCGAGACATTCGAGGGAATGGCTGGCGTTGCTAGCGTCATTCAAACACGGATGATAGAGCGTAAGCAGACAGCCTCACAGATCTGCCTAGCACCTAAACAATTCAGCTTCTGGAATGGGGGTGTGAGTGAAGCTACTAAGAAGAAGCTACTGGCAACAGCACAAGGTAAGAACGCTCTATACCTTGCTGACCTAGTTATCCATCAGCAGATGCCAGACATTGTAAAGGGTGCAAACCATTACCACGCCATCAGCGTCGCTCCTAGGTGGGCTAGAGACGCAAGGTTAGTGGCTACAATACGCAACCACAAGTTCTATAAGTTGTAAGTAGCTGAATACCAACGACTTAC